CTAGAGACTAAAGCTAGCACCTACTATGATATGTGGGTATCAAGTGGTGGACAGTGTAGAGAGATGATGACCGCTGTAAATGTGGCGCGGTTTCGCATAGAAAGATATGAGCGCTTAACTAGTTTGCTAGCACCTGAAGTGTATGGAGACTACTACTACCAGATCAAGAAGTGCGAGGAGCAGATAAAGGAAGTAACAAAGCGCTTAGATGAGATGGGTAAGCGATGATGCTAGTAACTGGACTGCAGATTTCCAAAAATGGTGCGAGGAACGGAAATGCGTAAAGTCACAGTCTACCTAGAGCCTAAACGCTTGATGCGTGATAAAAAAGGACGGATTTGGATAGGACAAAATCCGAAAGCAGCGAAAGCTAATAGTTTTAAGATGATCAAGCATGTACGTGTACAGAAAAACCTACCAAAAAGGTTGCGTGTTCCTGATGAGCGCCACGAGTATATAGAATGGCAGTTGATGAATCGCGGCATGTCATATAAACCAGCACATAAAATAGCGCTAGTAAAAGAGAAACACCCTATCAGGGGTGTTAGATTCGTAGAGCGCAAAGTAAAAGGCAGATAACGTTGATTTTTATACCAATATTCTATATAGTTATGGCAATTGCTTTTAACTATCTAACATGAGATCAATAACATGGCTAAATCAAAGGCACACCCAGGTTTCAAAGCAGTAGCTGCTAAAGTAGCTAAGAAGTACGGCAAAAAGGCTGCTGGTGCAATCGTAGCTAGTGCAGCTCGTAAAGCTAGTGCTAAAGCTAAAAAGAAAAACCCACGTTTAAAACGCGTGAAGGGTAAATAATGTTTATCTTTCTATCTAAATTATGGCATCAATTCCTGATGCTCTTTAAAACTAAACCGGAGACTAAAATGGCTGATTTACACTATATCGCTAAAATGTACGATCCTAAAACTGGCGAGTATGTTGGAAAATTTGATTTTGTTTTGAATGAAATTGTTGGCGATAAGCAAGAAGAAGAACCTAAACAATAACAATATGGGGGCTCCATGCCCCCTATATTATTATGAGGACATTACAATGGAAAAACAAAAGGGTGCATCAAACCCAACTCCAAGCACTAACAGCATCCCAGATACTACACCAAAGACCCTAGATGCTGCCAATGCAATTGATAATTTAGAAATTACCAGAGGTAAAGGTAAATGAATCCAACACTAGCTGCTATCATTAATGCATTAGATAGCGTCCAAGAACAGATCACAGATATACGCAAGTTTGCTAAACAAGCAGTAGAACAGATCGTAAAAGCTGAGCAGCAAGCAAAGCGTGAAGCAGATACTAAAGCACTAGAAGAGAAAAAGTAATAATGACCTATCAAGAACTAATAGAACTTATCCAACGCACAGCTATTAGTGATGGGAATAAAGTAGAAGTTACTTCGTACGACGAAGCGTCGCCATATTTTGACAATGCTTCTGGTAATCCAGGGCATTTTAAAGACTGGGTGCATATCGCAATTCATAAAGGTAAAGTTTATATTGCACAATCCATGTATAGAACTAAATCTAGATGCTAAACCATGATCTATCGAAAATATCTGCTCGTATCGACACTATTAGTGCATCAAAAGCAAATGCTGCAATTGTAGTTGTTGACATAGATAACTACACAATAACCATCCCCGATTATCCAGACCCTATCGTATACAGACCCACAAAGACCGCGCTAGCGTTCCACAGGCTCAACGATCGTGTGAGAGTTGTGCGTGGACATGTAGGTAGTGGTAAATCAACTATGATGTGTGCTGAGATCGTTTTTAGAGCAGTTAAAATGGCAGCATGCAGGGATGGTATCAAGCGCAGCCGATGGGCTATTGTAAGAAACACTTATGGAGACCTGGCAAAGACTACGCTCACAACCTGGAAGATGTGGTTTAGCAATCTTGGATCTATGCGATGGAGAGAAGGCAAGAGTTTTACCATAGAACATAAATTCACCGTGATAATCAAGGAAGGTGACACAGAATCAAAACATCAAGTAGAAATGGAGTTATTACCTATTGCTCTTGATAATGTTGCAGATGTAACCAAGCACTTAAAGTCATTAGAAGTTACGGGTGTGTTCTTAAATGAAATGTCTGAACTAAACCGTATGGTGCTTGACTTCTTCTCAGGTGGTAGGTTGCCGCGTTTCCCAAGTCTTAAAGATATGCCAGACGATGTTACTTACTGGTGCGGTATTTTTGCAGACACTAATCCACCGGAGGTTGAAAGTTGGATCTACAAACTATTTGAAGTGGAAAAACCGCCAGAATACACCATGCTTTGTCAGCCACCAGCAGTACTTAGACAAGGTGATAAGTACATAATTAATCCAGAAGCTGAGCATTTAAAGTTCATTCTCAACTGCGAAGAAGAATACATAAAGATGACCTGGGGCAAGGATGAGGCATTCATTAGAGTTTATCTGATGGGTGAATATGGAACTCTGAGTAATCAAAAGCGTGTCTATTATGGATATAATGACAATATCCATTCGAGTAATAATATAAACATTGATTTTAAATCACCATTAATTATAGGTGCAGATTTAGGCACTGTAGCACCGGCTATTGGTATAGCACAGATGCAAGGTGCACAACTAGTAGGCATAAAAGAGTTTTGTGGAGAATTTACGACGATTCGTGAGTTGTGTCACGATGCAGTAATGCCGTGGTTACACGAGAACTGCAAGGGGATGCGTATTGATGCAGTTATCTATGATCCTGCAGATACATATGATGGAGCAGAGCAACTACGTGAGTTTTTTGGTATAGCTGTGCGACCTGCTATAACTAATAGTGTTGTATTAAGAATTGATGCGGTAAGTTTAAGATTAGCGCAATTAACCAAAGGACAGCCAGCAATAATATTCTCGCGCAGTGGCTGCCCACAAACTAGAAAGGGATTTAATGGAAAATATTACTATCGCAGAGTACAAGTTATTGGAGAGGATCGGTACACCGATGAGCCACATAAGATACACCCTTTTAGTGACATTCACGATTCTTGGCAATATATTGCATTACATGTAAACTACGAACAAGGATTTAACGATGAAGATAAACGCCAATCAGAATACGATGAATATATGTTTCAAGAACATCGCAGAAAGGCGGATCAAATAACGGGGTATTAATATGGGCATATATCAACAAGATTACATGCAACACATATCAACCAATGATGTTGGTTATGAATACAAAAAAGCTGATCTTGAACTATTGAAAAAATATTCTCAAGAAGTGAATATTGCAGATCAATTAGATGAGGATTTTCTAAAGCAATTAGGTATTGATCTTGAAAAGCAAGTAAGTGCCGATGATAACACTCGTCAAGAGTGGATGGACAAGTATAACGAAGCACTAGATTTAGCACGTCAACACATGACACCTAAGGTATATCCATTTGAAAATGCCTCCAATGTAAAGATACCGTTAATTCTATCTGGTTGTGTACAGTTCAGTGCACGCATTATGCCCGAAATGATCCAGAATAATAAAACTGTATATGTTGCAATCAGTGGACAAGCAACACTTGATGAAGAATCCTCAGCCGAGCGCCTGAGTAATCATATGTCATTGCAGACAATGAAGACGGTAGAGAACTGGGCAAGTGATACGGATAAACTACTGATTGCACTCCCATTGGTTGGTACTGTATTTCGTAAGTGGTCCTATGATCCAATTACTAGGAAACCATGTGCGTTTTTGTGTCTACCAACTGAAATAATTGTTGCCAACGATGTATCATCCCTTGAGAAGGCAGAACGTATTACGCATGTTATCCGGATGAGTCGCAATGAAGTTATCGAACGTATCAAGTTTGGTATTTTCAGTGATGATTGCTTGAATGATTTACCACTAGAAGATGATGATGAGAACATAGTTGCTGACAATAACTATTCTTCTGATGATGAAGATAAAGAATTACCCTCAAATACTCTTGAAAGTCGTGATAACTATATCTTATGGGAAGTTGGGTGCTACTTAGATCTTGATAATGATGGTTATTGTGAACCTTATACGGTTACGCTAATGCGTAAAACTAAACGTATTTGTAGAATTGCCGCGAGGTTTGATGAAAGAGATTTTGTATTAAATAGTAAAGGTGAATTAGTTAGAATTAATCCGACCAATTATTATACTGCTCATCATTTCCTACCTAGCCCTGATGGTACGTTCTTGGGTATGGGTTTCGGACAAATATTACTTCCACTTAGTAAGGCTATTAATAGCGTAACCAATCAACTAATTGATGCTGGTACTTTATCTAATTTACAGGGTGGATTTTTAAGTAAGGATTTAAGATTAAGAAAAGGTGAAATGCAGTTTAGTGCTGGTGAATGGAAAGTGGTTAATTTTAATGTTGGTATGGGTACGTTATCTAATCACATCTATCCACTCCCATTTAAAGAACCATCACAAACATTAATGGCTCTATTAAACTTCTTAGTAGATTTTGGTAAACAAACGGCAAATATTAGTGATGTTTTAATGGGCAATCCAGTCAATGCTAATATGCCAGCAACTAGTGTTGTAAGTCTCATTGAACAGGGCAGTAAAGTTTTTAGTAGTATCTTAACCCGTCTTTATGAGAGTTTTAAGAAAGAATATAATGTATTATTCAATCTAAACAAAAAATATTTATCGCTTTATCCAGATAAAGACTTAATGACTGCAGCCGGTTTTATTACGATGCAGGATTATAGTAATGATAAGTTCAATATCTATCCTATAGCAAACCCTGCAATGGGTATGGATGCAGTCAGACTTGCTAAAATGCAAGTATTAATGCAGATGCAAACACCACTAATCAACCAACCAGAAGTAATTAAGCGTTATTTGATTGCTCTTGGTATGACTGAACCAGAAAAGTTGATGGCTCCTAAAGAACAGTTACAACAACCGAGTCCACAAGATCAGTTGATTATGGCTCAAATTGCAGAATTACAGGCTAAAACACATGAAATTGAAATGCGTACCAGTAAGATTATGGTTGATAATGAAGAAACTGCAATAAATATTGAATTGAACGAGCGCAAAGTACAAGTAGATGCCGCCTATAAGAGTGGTATGCTTGCTATTGGTAAAGCTAATGCAGTTGCCGCTATTACTGCAGCAGAAAGTAGAGCGAATGCACAAGACGTTAAAACTGCTGAAAATGTCGTTGATACTGAAGTTTCTAAATCACCAATCAATGCGGATATGAGTAATATTGATCAACAGTTAGGAACTGTATTGCAACAAAACCAACAAGGTGGTAATATGCAACAAAATCAAGGAGTTGCAGGACAACAAGCTAGCGGACAACCAGGACAACAAACACCTGGAACGAGTGTACAGAATGCACCGAATTTACCGCCAGAACTTGATCAAATGTTGCAACAAGTAGCTGCAAAACAACAAAGTAAGTAAATAAAGAGGTAAGCAATGACTAGTATTAAAGTAGATGATTCTACAATTGAATCATTAAGGGCACCGTTTCACCAGTGGAAACATGATAATCAAATAACTACACTAATTTTTGATTATCTACGTAAAATATCTGATGATTTACACACTCAAGCGATCAATAATGCTAAATCTCCTCTACCAATTGATCAAAAAATGTACATTTATTATGCGTGTACTGCAAAACTAGAACTTATTACCGAACTCTTAACATTACGCCTAGAAGATATGGCCGATGAGGAGTTAAATAATGCCTAAGAAAACTAAAAACCATTCCCAAGTTGGTGCATGTCTGATTAAACCATTATCGCATCGTCTGATTGTTGAAGAACGATCAGCCATTAAGCAGATTGGTTCAATTGCTCTTGCTGAAACTACAGTAAACATCAATCAATCACAAGTTACTGAAGGAATTGTTATTTCGATGGCAATCGATGCATTTGATTACTTAGATGAAAGCGAACGTCCTAAACTTGGAGATGTTGTGCACTTCATAAAATACGATGGTATTGGTAAGGAATTTGGCGAAAAGAAGTATCGCATCCTCAAAGATGATAGTGTTTGGGGCATTTCTGATGCATTCCTTGAATTAGATAAAGATTTGTTATAGGAGATAATAAATGCATTGCCCGAAATGCCAAGAAGATAAGGATGTTTTAGATTTTAGTAAAAATAAAGCAAGAAAGAATGGATTAAATGCATATTGTAAAGAATGTAAAAATTTACTAATGCGTAAATGGCGCGCATCGCATTATGAAGAAGTTAAAATGCAATGGCAAAAATGGGAAAAAATGCATCCAAAATCGGCCAGTGCACATATGAAAATTAGTAGAAAAATAAAAAAAGGCAATTTAATTAAACCACATGTATGTACGAAATGTGGAGAAGAAAGTAAATTAATTGCGCATCATCCATATTATAATTATGATAATCCCCTTGATGTAATATGGTTATGCAATACGTGTCATATATATGCGCATCAAGAAGAATTAAATAATAAAACCGAGGTATTAAATGGCTAGACCTAAAAAACAACAAGAAAATCCAACCGAAGAAATAGTTGGGCAAACTGATAACATTAAATCTAATGGATATTCAGATGGTTATGGTGAATCAGAAATCCCACGTGGAACATCTATAGAGCAACCAGAACACAGTAACACGCAGCAAACTAGTTTATTACAACATGATACACGGGACCAGCAAGTTGGTGAGACTCCTGTTGATTCATATGACGCACCACAACAGGTTTTTGATGATGATGAAGTTAGAGCGATGAAGAGTGGTTGGACGCCTAAAGAGACGTTTAAAGGTGATCCAGATAAGTGGAGAGATGCTAAAAAATGGAATGAAAGGAATAATGTAAATAGTTTAATTGAAGATCAAAAACGTGAAATTGCTGAAATGCGTCGTCAACAGCAAGAATTAGTTAATTTTATGCGTGAAGATCGTGAACGCAATGCTAAAATACAACTGGCTTCACTAGAAAAAGAAAAAGAAGAAGCTATTCGGTTAGCTGATGTTGATAAAGTAAAGAAATTAGATGAAGTAATATTTAGCATCAAAGGATTTGTTACTCCAACCAATAATCATAATACGGTAAATCAACAAAAACCTGAAGAAAAACAGCGTCAATTTCCACAAGAAGTCATTGATTTTAAACAAAGAAATCCGTGGTTTGAAGGCTCTGATGCATTATCAATGCGTAAAACATTGCAAGCCCAGGCTTTGGAAGTTTATTTAGACAGAACCAATCCAAATATGTCAGTTGGCGATAAAATGGTCTATATTGAAAAAGAAATTAACCAAATGTTTGGTACACCAGTAAAAAACATCGCCCCTGTTGAAACTAGGAGATCACCAATGATTGCAAATAAAAATCCAAATTCATTACCAGACTATAATTCGTTACCGGTCGAAGTTCGTAGAGTAGTTGAGTCTTTTTTAGAAAAGGCAGAATTCAAGGCGAAAAAGGATAAAAAAGCTTTTAATAAAGGCCAATTTAGGTCGAATTATGTTAGAACTTTAATTTCTGACAAAGTTATCGATAATTCTGGTAATTACATTTAGTATTTTTGAGGATTAAACAATGACTGACCAAACCAAAAAAGATCATGCAATAAGTAATGCAGCAAAGAAACCAATTTTAACAGCTAGACAACGAGCTGATATCTTAACTAATAAGGTTAAAGTTGATATTATTAAAAAACACAAGCTCGATGAGAACGGTTTTAAATATCGTTGGGCAAATATTAATGGTGCAACTGGTTCTAATATTGATAAGTATGAGCAAGTGGGTTATGATATTTGCTTAGATGAAGAAAAAAAAACCATAACCAGAACGGGACAATCAACTGGTATAACTCAATATTTAATGCGAATTCCAATAGAATTATTTAAAGAAATTCAATATCATAAATTAGCAGAAGTACGTGAAATTGAAGAAGAAATGGGTAAGAAAGGCAATAATGATCTACCATCACCATATATGTATGGAGACGTTGTTTCTTCAGTAATAAAATAAACTAAGATGTATTGTAACAATACATCTTAAAATAGATAAGCAGAAAGAAGCACACAAATAGCTGAAAGTTTTATGTAATCAGTTTTTTGTGTGCTTTTTTTTGCTTTTTTTTTATCAATTAATTCATTATGAGGTTTTAAAATGGCTAATACCAATACAGTTTTTGGAGCCAGTTATTTAATGGATCCATTTGGTGGAAGTGCTAGTGGAAAATTATTGCCTTTTGTTGTACCGGCAACCGATCACACTGCAATTTTCATTGGGGATTTTGTTACTTTGGCTGGTGGTTCTGGTTTATCTAACGATCTTAATATCGGATATTTACCAACAGTTAAACAATCTGCTGCTACTGAAGTTATTTTAGGTGTTGTTGAAGGATTTGGAGTAGATCCAGCTAATTTAGAAAAAATTTATCGTCCTGCTGATACTCATCGTACAGTATGGGTAAATGTTAATTACAATGCGTTTTTTGTAATGCAATCTGCTGATACTGGTGCTGCTGCAGATGTCGGGAAGACAGGTGATATTTTAGTAGGTGCTGGAAATACTTTCACTGGTTTATCAGGAATGGAAATATTACACAGTGATTTAGGGACAACTAATGGTCAAATAAAGATCGTTGGTTTAGCTCCGGGGAGCGAATTTGGTTTATATACTAAATTCGTTGTAATGATTAATGAAGCCGCTTACAAAGTCGTAGCTGGCGCATAATAGAGGAGAATAACAATGCCGATTATTACTAGAGGTTTAGACCCAAAGTTAATGCGACCAGGATTGCATAATCTTTTTGGCCATAACTATGAGCAATTACCTAATCAGTGGGCATCATTGTATGAACACAACATATCTCATTTGAATTATGAAGAAGAACAGCAAATGATTATGATGAGATTAGCACCAGTTAAAAATGAAAGTGCTTCTACATCATTTGATGATATTAAACAAGGATATACAACTAGATTTACCCATACTGCTTATAGTATTGGTTTTATTGTTACTCGTGAAGAAGTAGCAGATAACTTATACATGGGTGTTGCTGAAAAACGCACTAAGGGCTTGGCTTATTCAATGAATATTACCAAAAACTATAATGGTGCAAGTCTGTTCAATTTTGCATTTGATGCAACTCATCCTTGTGGTGATGGTGTAGCCGTTCTTGCTACTAACCATCCAACTCAAAGTGGGAATATGTCAAATATTTTAGCTGTACCAGCAGATTTTTCAGAGAGTGCAGCTGAAGATTTACTTATTCAAATTCAAGATACACGTGATCCGAGAAATAAGAAAATTGCCTTAAAAGAAACTAAACTTTTAATTCCATTGCAATTACAGTTCGAAGCACAACGTATTATTATGAATCCACAACGTCCAGGAACTGCAGAACGTGATATTAATGCTATGTTCAGCCAAGGTCGTTTCCCACAAGGAATTGAAATAAATAATTTCTTATATGATCCAGATGCGTGGTTTATTTTAACTACGTGTCCAGACGGTTTGAAATATTATGAACGTGAAGCATTAGAATTTTCAAATGATAATGATTTTGATACAGATAATATGAAGTTCAAAGTATATGAACGTTATGTGTTTGGTATTTCTGATTGGCGCGGCCTGTTTGGCAGCCAAGGTGCTTAATATGTATGGTAATGCGCTGGTTTTATTCCAGCGCATTATTTATTTCTACTCTTAATTATCCATAAAAGGCGGTCTTAAATGATCGTTAATGGGAGAAAATTAAAATGACAAATTTATATTCTGATTACCCACATGGTTTTGAACATGGGGTAACAATTCGTAATATTCCAGTTACTATTGCAACCAATCCAAATGGTAAAGTATTTTGGGTTGATAGTGTAAATGGCAGTGATGCTAATCGCGGTACTCCTAAAAAACCTTTTGCTACACTTGCATATGCAATTACGCAGTGTACGGCTAATCAAGGAGATATTATTTATTTAGCGCCAAAACACGCTGAAACTATTGCTACGGCAAGCGGTGTTAATTTCAATGTTACAGGTGTTACTGCAGTATTTTTAGGTGAAGGTTCTGATCGAGCAACAATTACTTTTTCTACTTTAACAAGTGCTAGTTTAAATATTAGTGCGAATAATGCTACGTTAATTAATCCACGATTCATTTGTAATATTGACGCATTAAATGGAGCTATTTTAGTCCAAGCTGCTGATTGTACTATATTAAATGGAGAATGGTATGATGTACCAGCAAAAGCATGTATAAATTGCATAGATGTTGGTGCATTAGCTGCACGATTTAATTTAAATTCATGGAAATATTTTGCATCTACAACTGGAACACAAAAAGTGTATCATATTAAAAATGATGGATCATCTAATATGGTATTAGATCATGTTGATATTACTGGAAATTTTTCAACCGGAAATGTTTATTGCAATTTTACCTGCTCGGATGTCAGATTAGAAAACTTAAAATTTAAAAATACAAATGCTACGCCAAAACCATGTATGGATATTGAAGTAAATACAACTGGTCAGGCAAAAAATGTTGATTTTCGTATTGCAAGTGGAAGTTATTATGTAAGTAGCAATGCTAAGATTAACTGGGATGATAATTGTTTGGGTTATAATGCTGACGGTTTAGGTGGAGATCCAATTGGTGGACCAACTGGTGGAAGCATGGAAGCAAAGATTGATGATATTCAAACCGACTTAGGAGATCCATCAGCACGTACTAATTTGCAAACAATTGAAGCAATTCTTGGTGTACCAGATGCTGCTAACTCTAGTCTCGGTCAAATGCTTTATACTGGATTTGACTCAACTGCAGTAGTTCCTAGTGCTAATGGTTCTGTAATGGAACGCCTAGAAGTTATTCAGGCTGCTCTTACTCCAACTACTGCAGGTTATGTGGTTGTTGGTAATTGTGATGCTGGAATGGTTGCATCACAAACATCTATTGTAGTTGCTGATTTAGGTGGCTATGGAGATTCATTCTTTAACACTAAATATTATATTCAAGTTGTTAAGAATGCTAATTCTGTTGGTAATGCTCCAGAAAGAGAAGTAAGAAAAATTACTGCATATACTTCTGCCACAGGAACATTCACTGTAGATGCATTTAGTGTAAATGTAGAAGCTAATGATAAAATATTAGTATTACACGAAAGTATTGTTATGTTAGGACGTGATGATGCTGATAATACTATGGCGACTACCAATGTTGTTGCGAATGCAGATGGTTCAATTGTTGAGCGAGAAGAATATTTACAAACAGTAGCAGATGCTATTCAGGTAGATATTGGAAATCCATCAGCAAGAACTAATTTCAAATCTATCGAAACAATGCTTGGTATTCCAGATGCAGCTAATTCGTGTGTAGATGATATTTTACGTACAGGGTTTGATAGCACTGGAATCACTGCTAATGTTAATGGCTCTGTTTTGGAATTGTTGAAATACCTAAAAGATCATATTGTGCCCGATATGAGTGGATTAGCGTTTAGTGGCCAATGCGATGCTGCAATGGGCGCTTCAACTACTATTATAGATTGCGTAGGATTGGCAGGTTACGGTAATGATTTCTTTAATACCAAGTATTACATGGTAGTAATAAAGAACACTAACGTCCCTGGCGCTGCTCCTGAAACTCAAATTCGTCAAATTACAGACTATGATTCAACATTAGGTAGATTTACTACAAACGCTTTTGGTGCTGTAGTAGAAGCTGCTGATGATATTATGGTCGTTTATGAATCATTGGTTTCTGGAACTTCACCAATTGGTACTATTGTTAACACTATTAATACTAATGTTAATACTATCAACACTAATGTTGGCGATCCTTCACTCCATACCTTTACCAGTCTTACTGCGAAATTTGGTAATAGTGCTACTACCGTTGCTGCAGACTTTACTACAGTTAAAACTGCTGTAGCTAAGATAGATGGTGCGTCGTTAGCTGTATCTCCAACCGCAGGTTCTATTGGTGCGTTTATTGCTTCTGGCGGTACTGCTCTTGGAACTCAACTTTTTGATAGCAAATCTATTCTTGATGCTATTGGCTCTAATGGTAACGCTGTTAACGCTGGTGTTGGTGGCGTTGGTGGACAAGTATTATTGGCTAAAGCTGAAGCATTAAAAATTGATAGTGCTACTTTGGTTGCTACTCCTACAGCAGGATCTTTAGCAACATTTGTCGCTTCTGGCGGTGTTGCTCTTGGCACTCCATTGGCAACTAGCAAATCTTTAATTAACTGTTTGGGTACTGATGGGACGACTGCAGCTACTGCAACAGCAGCGTCTGCTGTTTCACTCTTTGGTGCAATAGGTACCAATGAAGTAGATGCAACCACGCCGTTTAGTTCTGCTAATGTTCAAGCAAATGCAGATGGTACTGTTCTAGAAAGAGAGGAATATATTCAGACTGAAGTAAACAAGATTGATATGGTTACTTTAGCAGTTGCTCCTGCTGCTGGTTCTCTAGCTCAGTTTATTGCATCTGGTGGCGTTGCTTTAGGAACTCCACTGGCAACTTCTAAATCTTTGATTAATGTACTCGGTTCTGATGGTACAACGGCCGCTGCTGCAACCGCAGCTTCAGCTGTATCATTATTCGGTGCAATTGGTACTAATGAAACTGATGTAACTACTCCGTTCAGTTCTGCAAACGTAGAAGCAAATGCAGATGGTACGGTACTCGAACGTGAAGAGTATATGCAAGGATTTGTTGCTAAGATTGATGGGGCAACACTTGCTGTTTCACCGACTGCTGGTTCGCTAGCGAGATTTATAGCTTCAGGTGGAACTGCATTAGGCACTCAACTTGGTGATAGTAAATCTATTATTGATGCGTTGGGTAGTAATGGTGTTGTGGCGGCTGCGGCTACTTGTGCTAGTGCAAATTCATTGTTCGGTGCAATTGGTACTAACGAGACAGATGCTACTACTCCATTTAGTTCGACAAACGTTCAGGCGAATGCTGACGGTACTGTATTAGAGCGCGAAGAGTTTATCCAAAATGCAGTTAATAAAATTGATTCTGCCACTTTGGCGGTATCACCAACCGCTGGTTCATTAGCGCAATTTATTGCGTCTGGTGGAACTGCGTTGGGTACGGCTTTAGCCGCAAGTAAATCTATTGTAGATGCTATTGGTTCTAATGGAACTACATTGGTTTATGGATCAGGTTCAGCTCTTGGTGCAATTGGTACTACTTTCTGGATTAAGAAAACTATGACTTCAAGTAATATTCTTGATTCTGGGAATACTGATATTACAGGAGTGTCATCTGGTGGTGAATTAGCAATTGAAGATGTAATAGTTAAAACAGATGGTACGGGTCTTGCTACGGGAACTAACTTTGAGTTGTTATCAAATAATGCTAAGGGTCTTGCTAATATTTTTGTTGAGACTGTAGCAAATCTTGGTGCAACTAAGACTGTTGATTTAACTGGCGCTTCCGTTACTAAGATTAGAACAATATTAGAATCTGGAGCAAAATTGCAGGTTCATTCAACTGCTGCTGATTGTACTGGTGCGGGAACGATTGATATTTATGTTAAATTCAGACGTTTAGCTGCTGGTGCAACTGTTGCTGCTTTATAATATTGAATATATGGGGGCGATTAATTTCGCTCCCATTATTTAGAGGATAAGTTATGGCACATACAATTACACCACAAGTCTTAGAACAAGGACCTAAATTTACCGTTGTTAAATATACGATTGCTGGTGATTCCAAAGATGCTTCTGAATTATCGAATGCAGTTTTATTTGATGCATCTGTATATTCAATTAAAACCAAAGATAAACTGGTATCAATATCTTATTGTTTAAATGGGTTTAGCGCTCAATTATTATGGGATGCATCGGCTAAAGTTCCACTAATTTCTATTCCTAAAGATCATCCATATGATATTGATTATATTAAAGTTGCTGGTGGACTTAAAAACAATGCTGGAACTGGAATAACTGGCGATGTGTTAATTACAACCCTGGGTTTAGCATCCACATCTTATGTGGGACACATTCTATTGTGGATGGCATGGAAATGATTTATGGGCAATGCAAATTTTCTTAAAAAAGGTAGTTGGAACGTAATTTGCGATAGATGCGGAATGAAGTTCAAGCGCGAGAAAGTACGACTTGAGTGGGATAATTTATTAGTATGTAAAAAGTGTTATGAAATTAGGCAACCACAAGATTTCATTCCAGGATATGTTGATAAACAAGTTGTTCCAATTAGTCGACCACCACCAACGGATGTGTTTGTATGACAACATCAAATACTACTGATTTTTCAATTACAGCAGATGATTGCATCCAAGCTGCACTTGAAGATATTAATGTTATTGGCGAAGGCGATAGTGTATCGGCTTATGATTATGGTATTGCTAAGAATCGATTAAACTTAATGCTAAAGGGATGGCAAAACCAAGCAGAACACTTATGGGTTAGACAGAAAGTTGTTTTGTTTTTACAAACTAATCAACCATCATACGAAATATCATTAACATCTGCTGATCATTTTACCGCAGATACAATTAGGACAACTACAACTACAGCTAACGCTATATTAGGCGCAACTACATTAGCAGTAACGAGTAGTGCTGGATTTTTAGTTAATGATTATATTGGTATACAGTTGGACGCTGGAACAATGTTCTGGTCTACGGTTGCTAATGTTCCTACTGGTACTTCGATTCAAATAAATAATGCATTACCGAGTGTTGCTTCAAGCGGTGTATATGTTTTTGGATATACTAATAAAATAACGAATGTATTTAATGCATATTCAGCAACACGTAGATTAATCTCGAGCAATATTGATGTCCCTTTACTTTATGTATCGTATACCGATTATACAAATATGCCTAATAAGTTTAGTTTGGGCACCCCAAATATGTGGTCGTATGATCGACAGACAGATAAATTCGTAATTAATATTTGGCAAAACCCAAGTTCAGTTCAATATTATATTAATTTTGTAGTTGATAAAAAGATTCAAGATATTGATTTCACAACGGATAGTTTTGACTTTCCTCAAGAATGGAGTGCTGCAATTGTTTCCAACTTAGCGGTACGTCTTGCTCCAACTTATGGTAAAGCGCAAGGAGAAAATTTCGCACAATTAAAAGAACAGGCAAAAGAAGATTTAGTGTGGGCATTAGAAAACGATAATGAATTAGGTTCTATTTATATTATGCCATCGCGTGATGGAGTGCGAGGACGATAATGGCTATTCAAAGAACAGAAATAAATTTTGCTGTTCAATCTAAAGAATATGCTGCTAAACAGTTAAATGCACAAGTGTGTAAAAATTGGTATGGCGTACACGATGAGAGTGCAGCATTTAAAAATCCATTGTTTCCATTTCCTGGTTCATTGTTATGGTCAGATGATAATAATTTAAATAAAAGTGTTCGTGGTTTGTATAGTTTAAACAATACATTGTATGGCGTAGTTGATGATGAATTTAGGATTTATAATGGGAATGGAGATTGGAATAAGATAGGAACACTAAATACCTCACAAGGATCAGTAAAGTTTATGGCCAATGATAATCAGATTTTTGTAACTGATTATTTTGATGGTTATGTTTATCAAGTTGTTACAACTATTACTCGTGCTGCAGGAACATTTTTCAGGATTACTAATGCCAGTTCTACTATTCAAAATCCACCAACATTTATTGGTTCAGGATTAAATGATTTAGTTACGCTTGGTACATATGTTGGTTTAACGAATCGTACGTATCGAGTAGAAATTGATGGGCAATCATTATCATCGATTAGTACACCAGTGTTTTATGGAATTGGATTAAATGATTTAACAGCTGCTGGTAATTATAGCGGGGCAATTGATAAAACCTTTGAGATTATGATTGATGGGGTGGGAACTCCAAATACTTTTGGGTGGAGTGTTGATGGTGGAGTGACGTGGACGTCAGGAGTACCAATTGTTGCTGGCCCAATTGTATTACAAGATCGCGTACAAATTACTTTTACCAATACTACTGGGCACGTATATCACAGTTATTGGTTATTTAATGCAATTGCTGCAGGTCACGGCGATACATTCCGATGGAGTCAAGATAATGGTATTACCTGGGTTGCATCTAATATAGATATTACGGGGTTTGACCAATTATTGAGTGATGGCGTTGAAATAAATTTCCCACACATTACGGGACACTCTAAAACAGACTTTTGGACAATACAAGTAACGATTGATAGTGCATTTTATCCCCCAATTACACCGATATATTTAGATAGTTATGGGATATTCCCAAAAAGTAATACACAAAGGTTTTATATATCTAATAGTGAAGACTTTAGTCAGATTAATGCATTAGATTATGCGAGTACCAATGCTTTTCCTGATAATTTAGTTTGTGGTGTTGCAATTAATGAAGAAATATTTTTTATTGGATCATATACAACAGAGTTATGGTATGACACCGGAGCGAGTCCCTTCCCATTGCAACGTAGGCCAAACTTATTGATTCATTGGGGGACAAGTGCTCCATTTACTTTAGCAACGGCATCAAATAATTCATTGTTCTGGCTGGCACAAAACATTGATGGTGGTCGCGTAGTGGTTGAAATGAATAATTATAGTGTTCAGATTATCTCGGATCAAACACTGAATGATAAATTACAATCATATGGATATATTGATGATGCTTTTGGGTTTATTGTTGAATGGACAGGAAAGAAGTTCTATTTTCTCACAATCCCAAGTGCTGATGTTACATGGGTATATGATTATGATGCTAAAGTGTGGAGACAAAGAACTACACTACGAGCAAAAGAAGATGTTAAAGACCAAGATTATGTAGAAGGCAGATATTTAGCAAGTTGTCATGTATATCATAATGGCGAACACTATATTGGTGATTGGAAGAGTGGGAAAATTTATCAACTATCGAGTACATATTATCAAGATGGAACAATGCCTATTATTAATGAGGCTACTAGTGCGCCGCTTCATATTAATTTAGATAGAATATCGATTCATTCATTGCAACCAGTGTTTCAAGCCGCAACTTCATTACCAATTGGCCAGGGAAGTGATGCAATGGTAATGCTCAGATATTCTAAAGATGGTGGCTATACGTGGAGTTCTGAAATAAGAAAACCACTAGGTAAAATTGGAGAAACGTTGCGTCGTTGTAAATTTAATAAATTGGCATATGGTCGGTCTATTATATTTAATATTCGCATATCTGATCCAGTTTATAAGGTGTTAATGGGTGCAATTATAGAATTGGAGGACACTGGATCATGACGAATACGGTTACTCCAACATTTTTACAAGCCCCTAGTGTTGCAATGTTAAAGGATGATTCTTCGCACTATAGATTTTTACTTGGTTTATATAATAGGACCGGCGGTAGTAAATCTACTTCTGATCCAACCAAGGTATTGACTGCAATTGTTACTGGATTAACGGCATCCGTAAATGAATTAAATACTTTGAATGGCATGAATGTTGGACAGCCAGTACAAAACCAGTTGGATAACAAGGTTTCATATGCAGTTATTTATGATCCAAGTTCTCCGGTTACAACGCCGCCAAATGTAGTTATATCTGCTGGTGTAATTTGTCATGATATGACGAGCAATGGAAGTATAGGTGCAGTTGAAACTGATTTAACTAATTTTTATTTGTTGGCAAATACATTAATTAATGATTATGCATTTATTGAAGTAACTGGGTTTGGCTCTTTTGCAGCTAATGCAAATAATAAGAGACTCAAACTAAAGCTTGGGTCAACCGTTTTATATGATAGTACTGCATTAGCGCTTAATGATGGTTATTGGAAAGTTGATTGCACTATAGTTAGGACTGGAAGTAGTGCACAAAAGTGTATAGTAAATGTTAATTCTAGTAATTTAACGTTACCTAAAATAGTTAATTATGTAGTTGGTTCTGAAGATTTAACTACACAATTAAATGTTTTATTTACGGGTACAGGAGTTGCTAATAATGACATTATCCAGGAAGGATTGATAATTAAATATTATAAAGCATAGGTGGTTTTATGGGCTTATTTGGAAGTAGTGTAGATTATAGTGGTGTTGAAAAAACATACGATCAAAGTATGCAGCAAATACTTGAGCAAATTAAAACTGCACAAGCTCAAGGACGCACCGATATTGCTGATGCCTTGAGTAAAGCATATGGGATTAACCAACCATATATGCAAGCCGGCACAAGTGCCTTAAATTCATATCTTGATACGTTAGGCATTGGTCCTAAAGGTGCTGCTGGTCCATCATCATTGCGCGATCAGTTTCAACAAAGCCCTGGGTTCCAATATCAGTTACAACAGGCAACTAATGCTGCTACACGTCGTGCTGCTGCTTCGGGTCAAACTATGTCTGGAGCTGAAACTAGAGAACTTGCATCACAATCTCAAGGATTAGCGAGTCAAGATTGGAATAATTGGTTAACTAATTCACAAAACCGATTAGCTGATATTGCTGGCATGGGTCAAAGATCAGCAACACAACAAGCAGGTTTTGAAACCCAAGGTGGATTAAGTTTAGCTAATCTTGGTTTAGATTATAGCAAGATGAGTACTGAAGAAATGCAAGCTGCTGCTAAGGCTAAAGCTGAAGCAGAAATGGCACAGCAAACACAGAATGCACAATCTAAGAACAGTTGGTTAGGTGGTATTGGTAGTTTAGTTGGTGCTGGAGCAGGATTTTTAAGTGGAGGTGGCATACCCGGTATGGCGATGGGTGCTACATTAGGTGGTGGTATAGGTGGTGGACAAAATAAACCAAACTATTCTTCATTTGCCAATCCTAATATGTATTCTAATCCATATATGTTTAATCAAAATCAATCTAGTAATAGTTGGTTAAACAATTACTCTGGATGGCAACAACAAGTTAATCCACAAAGATGGTTGAGTTAAGAAGAGGATAATGTATGTCAACGCCAAATTATTTAGGTTTTTTAGAAGTCGCTCCTAAACAAGGTGTATTGCAATCTGCTATTTCTGGCGCAATGTCTGGTTATGGTGATACACAGAATTTAATTCAACAGACTGAAAAAACACGTGTTTATCCTAATATTTTACAATCAGAAATACAAAAGAATTCAATGGTGGGATTGCCACCATTAGATCAGGCAACGATGGCATATGTTCATGCAGCACAAACTTTAGGTGAAGATCATCCAGTAACACAAGATTTAAAAACTAATTATCAGACTCTTTTAAAATATCAACAAACATTAACTGATTGGCACAGCATAATGGCTGGAGCTAAAGATATGTCGCTTTTGCCTGAAAATTGGAGAAGTGCAGTTTTCCAATCTGGAGCACCGATACCACAGTTAGGACAAGGAATTCCATTAGGTGGAGGACAATTGCCATCAAGTCAGATAAGCAGTGGACAAGCGCCAACAAACCAAGGACCAATTGTTGGTAATGTAAATGGTGTTTCAATGACGCAACCTCAGATTAATGCGCTTAAACAACTTGCTCCTGGGCAAGTTGGGCAACAAAATATTCCACAAGATAATTCACAAAATGCACGAGATATTTTCCAAAAAGAATATTCTCCAGAAGCAAAAATAGGACAAGCTGTAACTGAAGAACAGCAAAAAGAAAATGTTAAAAACACTAATGAATTATTATTAGGAAAAGATGGTAACGGTGGATATTTAGGCGCTGGTATATCATCGACTACGACTTTAAATTCGTTAAATCAATTTAAAAAAGCTTATGATGATTCTATGGCGAAAGGAGCAATAGGAGGATTAATATTTGGTAAATTAGACCCAAGCGCACAGGTTGCAATAAAAAATGCCTCGCAATTAGTGATGAATAATATGCAATCATTAAAGGGCATTACAAACCGATGGAATATGAATGAATTTAAAGTATTGGCGTCTGGTAATCCTGATATAAAATTAGATCCAAAAGCTGTTGAAGAAATTTATCATGAAATGACAACTGCGTTAAATGTTATTCAAGAACAAGGTAAATTAGCTTATTCGGTAAGTAAATTAACTAATAATCCAGCTGATATTCAGAAAATAATTGGGTATGCTACACAAAAATATAATCCGGTAGATTCTAGTGGGAATATCCAATCTAGTTATATCTCTAAAATAAGCAAATTAGCTACCCCGGAAGCTGTACAAGCTATAACAAGTGGTAAAGATTATGATCCTATTATAGGAACATATTCCGATGATGATTTAAAACATACAGCGCAAAAAAGAAACATATCAGTAGCCGAAGTTAAGAGACAATTGGGGATAAGATAATGCCAAGAGACCTATTGGAAAATTATAATGCTCCTAATCAAGTAAATGCTAGTGCAATAAACCAGCCACGTGATTTATTAGAAAATTATGCTGGCCCTCCTGCTGAGCAAGCGGCATCAATTCCTGAAGCAACACAAACCAATATTGGTTCATATATACCATCACCATTAAAAGATGTGGGATTAGGAGCACTACAAGGAATAGCAAATACACCGGCAAATATTTACGATTTAATAGTTAGAGCGCAAAAAGCTGTAAATCAACCGGGTAGTATTGGAGAACAATACCCAATAAGCAAAGTAATTCCTAGTCCTCCACGATTTAACATAGCACCAAATACATTTGCGGCTAAATTAGGTGATGTTGCTGGCGGAGTATTGATTCCTCAATTAGGTGCAGAAAAGACCGTCCCAGCTGTCGCCGAAATGTTACCAAAAATTGCGTCATATTTAGCTGAAAAAGCTCCTTCTATTGCAGCAGGAGCCGAATCAGTTATACCAAGTGCTATTTCATCAGCAACAGTTGCAGCTGGAGATCCAGGTTCAAATATTCCATTAAATATGGCTATTGGTGGCATTGGTGGTGGCGCCATATCTTCTGCACTATCAAAAATAATGCCAGCTTTATTAACATCTAAAATTTCACCTATCAACATTATTCAACAACTTAAACCAGCAGTTGAGGATTTAACTAATAAAGCTAAAAATATTTTATTAGGTGGTAATGATAGTAAAACTATACCGCAAACATTATTTGATAAAGCTAAAAATTATTTTGAATTACAACGCGGCATTGTTAGTAACAAATACGATACATTCTTGCAACAAGCTGAAAACTCTAATTTACCATACAACAATGATGGTATTAAACAAACTATTGCAAAAATTCAAAAAGGATATGCTGATGATTTGGCATCGATGAGTCCAAATAATCCATCATATGGTACGTTGTTAAATGATATGAAAGCGATTTCATCATATACACCTAGAGAAGCACCACCAGGACAAAATATAATAGATACTAGAAGTTCATTAGCTGATGCAATTATGGATCATGTTTCTGGTAAGCAACCAATTAAAATGCCAACCGATAATTATGATGAAAATGGTCAATTATTGGCTACTTATACTGATGCTGAACGCGCTAAACGGTTATTAACTAATGATATAACTGATGCTTTTCGTAATGGCAACAATAGATTAGGTAGTGCATTAAAAGATATTCGTGATTCCGTACATCAATCAGTAAGCGATTCTGTTGCTGGTTCTCCAGTTATGACGAGTAGTTTGAAAGATATTGATAAAGAATATGCTGATTTAATGCAAAAGTATATGGGAACTACTGGGAACGAAACTCCTTTTAATAAATTATATCACACAAAAAATCCTGATGTTGATACATTTATGTCGCAATATATAAAACCAGGAATTCAAGGTGATAAATCCACCTCGATAAATAATTTATTAAATATGTTGCCTGATGATGAAAGTAGAAAATTAGCCGCCGCATGGTGGTTAAAGGATGCTAAAACTCCGGGTGAAGTAATGAAACAATATAATAAATTAGGTGTTAGTCAACAAAATATATTGTTTGGTGATTCACGCGGAATATTAGATACATTAAGTGCATTATACAAAAAACATCCTGCAGTATTTAAAGAACAATTAGATATAAATAAACCTGCTGGAATGTTAGCACAATCTGGCGCTTCTATTGCTGCTTTTGCTTCAGGTCATCCAATGTATGGTTCGTTATTGGCTGCGCGTCCTGTAGGACAAGCAATTGCGCCCGCATTAGCAACACAAAAAAATCTTGATAAATTTTTAAATCTTGAACTCGAAAGCGGTAAGAAAACTGGGATGGCTGGAAATTATTTGTCGGCTGCCCTTCCGGCATTTATGTCAAGATTACGCAATAATTAATATGTTTATAAGGTAAATAATTATGGCTACATTATTTGAAGTAACACAGTTTTTTGATAATAACGGCATTCCATTAAGTGCAGGGCATGTCTATTGGTATGCTGCAGGTACTTCTACATCTAAACAAACGTGGAAGGATGCTGCAGAAACACAACCACATGTCTTAGCATATATTATATTAGATGCTAATGGTAGATTTCCTGGTGGTGCATGTTTTATACGTGGGTCATATAAGTTAGTTGTTAAAAACAATGATGAATCTACAACCTATTCTACAATTGATAATATTAGCGAATATAACAGTTTTGATCTAACTGGATTAACAGCAAGTATTACTGATTTAAATTCAACAACTACTGTAACTAGTTCGATTAGTGGCACATACAATATAACGATTGCTGATCGTGGGAAAACATTATTGGTAAATGCATTATCTGCCAATGCTACACTCAATCTTCCAAGCGCAGCAATGGTTGGAAATACGTTTAAGATATGGATCAAGAAAATAGATGTTTCAACAAACACTGTGACTATTATACCTTTTGGATCACAGACCATTGATGGCTACACAAATAAAGTTTTATATGATTATGAAGATTTTATAGAGTTAAAATCCGATGGTTCTAATTGGTTTATTGGTGGAGCACTAATTCGTGGAACGATGCAGTATGTATTTAGTAATACGACTATTACATTAGGAGACAATGGTAAAATATTTAATTTTAATGCCGGATTGGGAACGTTTAATTTTATATTGCCATCGTGTGCTACTGTAGGTCGTGGATTTACAGTAGGCTTTAAAAAAACCGATGCGTCATTAAATCAAGCAATTTTGGTTCCATCCGGTGCACAAACAATTGATGGAGCAAGTAATTACTTTGTGCATACTCAATGGCAATTTACGCAAATAAAAACAGATGGTGGTAATTGGTATATTACTGAAGAAAGTAAATCAGCCACTGAATTTGTTACCGGTAATATTAAACCATCTATTGGTGGAGCAGAAAATGGATGGATATTAATGAATGATGGCACTATAGGTAATGTTGGCTCTGGAGCTACCACTAGAGCTAATGCGGATTGTTTAGCATTGTTTAGTTTAGTTTGGAATGTTAATCCTGCATGGTGTCGAATTTATACCAGTGCTGGTGCATTATCTAGTCGCGGCGCATCAGCGGCAAACGATTGGGCGGCACTTAAAAGATTAGAAATACCAAAAGCGTTAGGTAGATCGATTATTAGTGTTGGTTCTGCTGGATTAGGTAATAGTTATTCTATAGGGCAATTCTTTGGTGAAGAAAATCATGTTTTAGCACATGATGAAAATGCAACCCACTATCATGACCCGGCTGGCATATTTAAAGAAGCAAGTACTGGTATTCCACAATATGCACACTTAGCTAGTAATACTAATAACTTTAGTGGAAAGGGTGATGGTAATTTTGGCTGGAACCCAGTCGGGATTGCTGATGCTCATTCAATATCTACTGAAAATTCAGGTCACAGTGATGGTCATAATACTGTTCATCCAGTATTAGCGCTTAATTACTTAATGAAACTATAGGTGAAACATGGGTACTTTTACACATACTCCAGATAATGATATTTATTTAAATAACTCTCGCATTCCTCTATCGTTCTTTGTAACGATAGTTCCGACATATGCATTACCTGCTGGTTATACATCACGATTTTATGAGCAAACAGTGTGTAATGTTTTATCTGATGGTTCTACAGGCACTCCAGACACTATACCGTGGGCTGCTGGTGATACATATATTGCCAATGAAGTTGCTTATGCTGCACTATATGCAGCTTCTCTTCCAACAATCCCTTCTTTGAGTGCTGCTAAGTTAACGCGCATATATCAGATGGAACAATATGCCTTAAACACTATTAAAAGTGGCTATGTTATTGTTACTGGAGATACGTTTTTTTCTGACCTATCTACTTTACAGGCATTAACTAATCAAGATCTAACGTATACACGTGCAATGGCGTTACCAGTTGGTTATTACGTAAACGATGTTACATATACTCCAGTAGTAGTTGCAGCATTAGCTGATTTAGAAGCGATTATTGATCGTATTGTTGGATTACATTATTTAACTGATTTACAGGCGGATGTGCATCGTGCAGCAATTAATGCTTTGGTAACGGTAGCTGCTGTTCAGGCTTATGATTATACCACTGGATGGCCGACTGTTCCTTATTGATTTTAGGGGAAATTTATGACTGATCGCGTAGTTTTATCTGCAGATGGATATAATTGGTATATTCCTGCTCAAGATGGATATGATATACCATTATCCCAAAATCTATATAGTAGTAATAATTCTATTGGAATAGATATTACTTCAAACTATCCATATATTGATCTAACTGTAACTGGAACTAATGTAACTGCTGACAAGGTAACTATAACGGATGATAATGCATCAAATGCATCTATGTACCCAGTATGGGTTACCAGTAACACCGGGAATCTTCCAGTATATGTATCGAGTAGCAAGATTAGTTTTAATCCGAGTACAGGTACTTTAACAACTACTACGTTTGTTGGAGCATTAACTGGAAATGCATCTACTGCTAGCAAGTGGTTAAATGCACGAAACCTAGCAGGTAATAGTGTAGATGGATCAACTAATGTACCTTTTACCAATAAGTTTATTGTACAGGGAACAACAGATGCTGGATTAACTGGCGCACAGTTCTTAGGGGCATTGGCAACAGGAATTGTTAAGAACACTATTACAACTGGAGTGTTATCTATAGCTACCGCTCCTGATTTCCCAATATTAAACCAAGATACAACTGGGACTGCACAATATGCAACTAATGTTACTTTAACTACTACTGGGACTAATGCTAATTTTTACATTCCATTTGCGAGCGGTAACACAACTGGAAACTATGGGTTAGGTGTAGATGCTGGATTATATTACAACCCTAATACTAATACGTTATATGCAACTACGTTTAGTGGAGCATTCTCAGGCACTGCTACATCGGCTACTAATTTAGCTGGTGGTCTAGCCAATCAAATACCATACCAAACAGCACCGAGTACTACTAGTTTTATGACTGCTGCTGCTAATTCGATATTGGTAACCAATGGTTCTAACGTTCCAAGCTTGAGTACGACTATACCAGCAGGAGTTGACTTTGCATCTAATGTGCTATTGCCAATAACAACTAGCACGGTTGGGCAGATACAAATTGCAAGACCAACAGCTACGCCTTTCATAATTCATACATATGGAGCAAATATAGCGGCTAATTATAATATTTTTGCTGGAATGGCTGTAGGAAATTTTACAAATACTGGGGCCTATAATATTGCTGTTGGTCAGTCGTTATTAACTGGATTAACGTCAGGAACTTATAACATAATATTTGGTGGTGGGGGAACTAATATAACTACCGGATATTCAAATATTGGAATGGGGTTTATTTTAGGTAGTTTAATTTCAGGAAATAATAATATATGTTTTGGTACCAATACTGGAAATAGTTATACAGGTTCTGAAAGTAGTAATATTCTTTTTCATAATTCAGGAGTTATAGGAGAGAGTAATGTAATTAGAATCGGAACCCAGGGAACCGGAGCTCATCAACAAAACAGAGCTTTTATCGCAGGTATTTACAATACCGCAGGCGCTGCAACCACGTATGTTTGTAACATCGATAGTAATGGACAACTTGGAAGCTCGACAACTGTAACTGCTGATAAATTAAGTTTATCTAAAACCACAAGCACCGTAGGTCAAATACAATTTGAAAATACCACTTTAATTCACGCATATAGTCCGGTTTCTACGACAGCTAATTCACAAAATATGTTTATTGGGTATCTGTCGGGTAATTATACGATGACAGGATCAGGTGTTGGAGCCCAAGGAAATAATGCGTTTGGATCATTTACATTAAACTCTTTAACTACGGGAACACTTAATCAGGCATTTGGATATCAATCATTAGCATTATTAACCACAGGGTTCGGTAACTCGGCATTTGGTGCTAACGCAGGAATACAATTAATTACTGGTTCTTATAATTCTTTTTTAGGTCTGAATGCAGGATATGATTGTACTGGATCAGAAAGTCATAATCTTCTTATAGGACATAATGGAGGAGCTGGAATTAATCACATTCTAGCTATTGGTCGCACTGGTTCTGGGAATGGTCAACAAAATAAATGTTATATAGCAGCTATTTATGGAACCTCAATCGGAGCAACTGCAGGACTTGCCTTAATTGATTCTAACGAACAACTTGGAAGCTTATCAGGAGCTACTAATACAATATTAATTGGTGGTGCTGCACCATCTTTCTCGGCTACGATTCCTTCTGCAGTTTTAGCAGGCTCATCCCTCTATGTAGGAACTACTGCTATTGCGCTAAATAGAAGTAGTGCTGCGCAATCTTTAACAGGCATAACTAGCATTGATGGTTATGCCGCGCAGCTTACGACTACTAATTCTACTTCTGCCTCAACTTTTTATATTCCTTTTATCTCTGGTTCAACTACAGGAAATTATTCGTATGATGTAAGCAGTGGATTATCTTATGTCCCAAGCATAGCTCAATTAAAATCCACTAGTTTTACTGGAAATTTATTTATTAATAGAGTTGCAATCGCTGCTTCTGGAATATCTTGGTACAGTTTGGTTTATAATGCTTGGTATAATTACATGGCTCAAGCAGCACAAACCAATGTTGGACCTAAGGGAAATTTAACAGCTCCTACCGGAACATATGTAACATCATGGGCATTAAGGGAATATATAGAAAATGCTGCTGGCTATGGTTGGACATGGGAAAGCGGAACAACAGCAACAGTAACTCCAACTATAGTAGCTGAATTAAGATCGAGTGACGGATTGTTTAAAACCGCAGGTGGCTTATATACAACGGCCACGACAGAAGCGACAACAGCTGGTGCTGGATCAATTGTTACCTCAGGTGGTATTTATGCATCTAAAGCCATTATTAATGGCTCTACGACTGATAGTAGTTCAATAACTACAGGGGCCATTATAACTGCTGGTGGCGCTGCCATTGGCAAAAAACTATATGTTGGCACTGGTATTTATTTGCCAACTAGTGGTGGGACGGCATCAGAATTAAATTTCAATGAAGAAAATTATAGTCATACCACTACAATTAGTGGCATTTGGGCATCTGCACAAAATATCACTATTTATTGTCATCGTATTGGCAATCACGTTACGTTACAATTTATTAGTACATCAGCAACCGCCAATACTGCATCGGTAATCACGCTTGATACTGTTTTACCACCAAGATTCAGACCAACAATCGGGATAGTAAAAGAAGCGTTAGTTGACGACAATGGAACATTTAAACATGGAGCAGTAAGTATAGGATCTACTGGCGCTATACAATGGGGAACTTCTTATTTTAACACTACTTTCGCTGGCAGCGGAACAAGCGGGCTTATTGCTGATGCTATATCTTATTGTGTTTAATTATTTTATATGGGTGATTTATGGCTTATTTTAGTAAAAATTCATTAGACAAATTGCATACTTGTGATACGAGATTACAAAAATTATTTATGGAAGTAATTAAAGAGCGCGATTGTATTATTATTTGTGGACACAGAGGAAAAGAAGACCAAGAAGATGCTTATAATCGTGGAGTATCTAAAGTTCATTATCCTAATTCAAAACATAATTCAGAACCATCTATGGCAGTAGATGTAGCCCCATACTATTCTGATAGTCCACATATTCATTGGAATGATATTGATGATTTTATTGCGTTTTCTAATATTGTCAAAGATTGTGCAAACAGATTAGAGATAGATATTATTTGGGGCGGAGATTTTCCTAAAATTTACAATACTAAATTTACTGATTACCCACACTACGAAATTAAGGAATAAATATGTTTGGATTAGATGATGCAATTAGCAATACTATTGTAGGAACTATAGGTAAAGTTCTTGATCGCGTCTTGCCGGATGATAAAGCTAAAGCTGCTGCCGCCTTAGAATTAGCTAAGTTACAGCAAGATGGAGAGCTACAAGAGCTAACTATACGAATGTCGGCAATTGTTGAAGAAGCAAAATCACAAGACCCATGGACATCACGGGCAAGGCCGTCGTTCCTATATGTTTTTTATGCGCTTATTTTGTTTTCAATACCAATGGGAATATTGACAATATTCTCACCATCATCGGCTACAACACTTATAACTGGATTTAAAGCATGGTTAGATGCCATGCCTAAAGAACTATATGAATTGTTTGGCGTTGGTTATCTTGGTTATTGTGGTGCTAGAAGTTGGGATAAAAATTCAAGGAAGAAGAACAAATGATCCAAGAATTACATCAACTATGGGTAGATCTTGGCGAACCATCATGGGTTAGCGCTACAAACTTTCTATTGATTGTGGTTTACTTAGTAAACAAACTACTTGATACTTTTAGTAAAAGTAAACGAGATCAAGAGATCCAAGACCACTTAGAATTGCTTAATTACAGGCTATCTAAACTAGAAGATTCGTCGAGTTTAAAATACAAGTCATAGCAGTATTTGCACATAAATACTTTTAGTCTTTTATTTGGTAATTCTACATCTGCAATCCAAACTAATTTGTGAAACCCAAATAAACATTTAAACAATCTTTTAATTTTTGATACCAAACTTTTCTTCATATAATTCAATAAAGTTATAAGAATTTAGACATTCTAACAGTTCTTCACGTGAATCGCACCCAAATCTTACCATTGTTTGTCGCATACAATCATTGGTTCTCTTCATAGACATCTTAATCTTATCCGCTATATTGGAGTTGTTTAAGTGAAACTTAAGTGCCTGATAGATGCAGTGACAATAACTTTCAGTTATTCGAATATCTTTGCCTTCATGAAACACAATTATAAACTTTGATTGCGGTTTTGGTTTACAGTTTTTAAATGCAGATAGATGCATTGTATCTTCTGGTTTGACTAAAAGCCTCATCCATGAGGCTATAGTGGTTGCTTGTTCTACATCAGAAGTCATTTTAGAACCCAATATCATCGTTTGCCATTGAATCATCAACAGTTTGTTGACCTTTAGGCATTGGTTTAAATTCTCTGATATTGTTTACCAGTTTCTCGAACTTAGTGCTAGTGTAGCTGTCTAGGCTAACCATGACTTTAAAGCCAATTAATTGCGTTATATCAAACTTTTCCTGTTCAAACCATTCTGGATGGCCAATAGCAGTAAACAGTTGCTTACGCGACATTATATCGCGTTTGTCGGAGGAATCAGGCAGCCACTTAGTTAAGTCTAGTTTACCTTGACTACCACCATCAACAATCAAGTCTACAATCATAATATCGCGTTCACCACGAGATACTTTCTTGGTCTTGACGATTTCAGCGACATAATCACCATCAGATAATAATTCACACACAACCCTGTTTGTATATGTAATAATGTTATTGCTCATAGTTTTTACCTTTTATTTTTAATATTATTTTTTTTTTCAATTATAGCTAATAATTTTTTACCAGTTTCTTTTAAAGAATCTATAGTAGGTTTAGCGCAATCTTCTATTGTTTTATAAGAAATAAATTCAATTAAACTTTCATCAAAAAGACTCTGTAAGTCATCTTTTTCCTTTTGCAAAAGATGCTCAACCTCTAATGAATGTCTAGCTTGTAATAATAATACTGTAGCTGACTCGATTATTGCTGCTATTCTTGTTACTTCATTACACATATTTTCACCTTTTATTTTGTTTATATTCTAATTAATGAATTAACTCGTTTTAGTTCACGTCTTAAACATTCTTCTATTTTATCACATTCATCGCACTTGTTCTCTTTTGCAAAATCTTCTTCTTGCTCATGATCTAATTTTTTAAATCCCCATAGTGTTGGGTTTTCTTTTGGTAATTCGTTTAATACCTCAATCATGTTTATGTTTTCTTTATGAACAGACCATGCATATTTATATCCTTGTAGATGGGAAAATTCTTCTAATGTATCATGACCTGTGGCATTGCCAACATTATTAGTAAGTATATATAAATTGTCGGAACCAATTAATCCTATTTCACCGATGATATCAACATCATGTTCTGTTTGAAATACAGAATCAGCTCTAGTCTTAACAAACATCCCTGGTTTTAGTTTATCGAACACATCAATCACGCGACCTTTGGACAATGATGGTTTTTTAGGTTTATGTTCTTCTGGGAGTTTATCTAATATTTCTATTATCGATTCACTATCGTCATGCAATAGGAAACAAGATTTATAACCTCTTTCTATAGCTAGATAAGTTTTTTTATTATATCCTGTAGTTTCTATGTTAGATGCAACATAAAATCTATCTTTTTGTTTATCAATTATTTCTCCAATAATAAACTCATGGGATATATGATAATCAGTTTTATAAACTATTTTCACAAACATACCTTCTTTTAACAATGGAAATACTTCGTATATAAACATGTTTTTACCTCTTATTTATTAATAATTTGTTTAATTATACCGACTCTCTTCTAGTTTTGTTTATCGGCGTTGATGGCGCTGTATTGGCTGCATCTATATGCGCATCTTTATTATCAAGCATCTCCTGTGCAATCTTAAAAACCAAGTTGTTAAACTTAAAGAAGTCAGTTTCTTTGCTTTCACGAGCACATGGAGATACTTCAGCTTTGGCTAATAATTCTCGTGCCTCATCATCGGTTATGCCATTGATAGATGCAAATGTTTTCATCTGCTTATTAAGCATCTGCAATACCTGATCTCTGGTCATATCTGGAACAGGTTTTTTCTCTTCTTTTGAGAATTGGAACGTGAATTTATTGCTCATAGTTTATCCTCATGTTTTATTTTTAATTCCTCAAGTTCTTTTATATATTCTTCTCTCACTGGTTATCCCCTAATGTTAAACATATTTTTTTAAAATCAACTGATTCTGAATAATAACCATTAGAACTCCCATACCATCGGATAGTTACTGAACCTTTGATTGTAGATAACTTGTAAAAAGTCCATGTAAAACTATCGTCATATTCGTCTTTTTTTGGTAATTCTTTTTCTGATTTTACTTCTTCAGCAAGAAGTATCGGTGTCCCAATGAGATCTTCTAAATCACCACAAATATCATCGATACTCACTGATTCGCAACAATCTTGTTCATGATATAACTTATATTTTGATCCTGTATTTGTTGTAAAGATTAACTCCGCGTTATCATTATTTTTAATATTGGATAAAGTTAATCCTTTTAAAATTTCAAATGTTTCATTACTCATTTTTTATCTCCTAACAAATTTTACAACAATCGTTCTTGTGAATAATTCTTTTATATTCAGACTCTACCAGCTTTTCCAGTAACACATGCAAATTATCCGGTGTATTAAGTACCTTAGCCTTAAGTTCTTTGTGTCCTTTCTTGTACTCATCTGAATGTTTTACGTGCTCTACTAGATCGTTAAAGTCATCAACATGCATCTTGGTTCTCTTCAAAAACTCTTCTCTGAACTTGTCAAACATATCAATTGACAGTAACAGTTTGCTTGTAGCGTCAAAGAAAAATGTGGGTTGGTTGCTCACTTCTTATCCTCATTAACGCAATATTTGCATCTTAATACATTAACTTCTTTTATTTCATTGCCACAATTGTCAATTGGCACGTAAAATGGTTCGTGTTTATATGGAATAGTTACAGAAAACGGTTTCTCATCAAGATCAGATCTCAAACAATTGGGACAGAAATATTTAGGTGGATTAACTATTTGCTTGATGTCTTGTATTTCGTTGTCTATATCAGCTAGACGACTATATATTTCAGTATTATCAAGAGATATTTTAAGGTCTTGTATTTGCTGTTGTAGTTGCGGGATGATTTCTTCAATGTAAACAAGTAAGCTTTTTATTGATATATTCATTCTATTTAATTCATTATTGATATATAATGGGTCATTTTCTTTATCAAGATATTTACAATATAAATGCGATATTTCTTCTTTTTTAAAAATTTCAGCAAATATTTCGCTTAGTTTTTGCATGTTATTTAACCTCGTCGTCTCCATTGCTACGTTGATCGCCAGTAATGTCATCTATAAATTTTATTTGCTCTTTACGTTCTTTGTATTTTGTTCTAAGTACCTCATGGAAATTAAGATCATCAGCAAACTCTTCTTTAGCTTTGGTGCAAATATCAAACAGCTTTCCCTCGTTTTCACATAAACTTATTTGGTCAATATACGACTGCTTGGTTTCGTTTATTTTAGAGATATCAACTTCTTCCCCAATATAATAAGAATCAATTATTTTAATTATTTGATTCAAATCATTTTCAATAAATTTAGTTTCAAACATCCCCATTGGGGACTTCGCTATACTCATGCCATCGTTTTGAGTTAGGAATACATATTTCCCATCCACGACTTTAGAATGAAAGACGATGGTACATAGGCCTTCTAACGATATTTTTTCATCAATGAGTTTTCCGACAGTTTTGCATTTAATCTTACCATTTATATCAGTATCAGAATGTGCCATTAAAACTACTTTTAAATCACTTCTTGAGTTATTGGCTACGGTAACCATATCCCAAATTCCTTTACCTAATCTTACAAACTTATCAAATCCTTTTTCAGCACTATTCCTCATATATTCATTTGTAATAATAGCTTGAAAGTCATCAATAATTATGGTTTTTATTGCCGGTTGTTCTTTATCTATTTGTTGAATAATTGATGCTATTTTTTGTGAACGATCAGTTGCAAAGATATTTTTGCCAAATAATTTAGACCATCCTTTGAATGGCAATGGTTTGTTTAGTGCATTAATAATGTAAGTTGATTTTGGGTCAAGATTGCGGAGTGATGTTGACTTACCACTTCCTGATTCCCCGATTATTAAGATAGAACTCATTTTTGTTATCCCCTAATTAAGTTTCTCGTTTTTTAATTTATTAAATGACAAGGCGTGCATTCCAGCCTTAATAAATGCATCTAGTTCTTTTACTAATTTGGTGTCTTTCATTCCAATGCAATCGTCCTCATTTACAATATAATTAAGTAGTGTAGCTAAAGTCATGACACGCATTAATATGGATATTTTGTTTTTATTAAACACATCATTAATTTCCACTCCATGATTCGTCAATTCCTCTACAATCTCATCAAATACCTTGTCTATCTTCTTGTCTATTTTGTCATTCATTTTTAATCCTCATTTATTTACGATAAGTATTAGTATAATACATAAAATATAAAAAGCAATACTCTTGTGAAAAATATTTTTAACTGTTATTATTATAATACTATACTAACAACAATAGGTATACATATGCCAAGAATTTGTCGTAAAAATAAATCAATTATTCGCAAGTTACGCGAACATGCAAGCTTGTTTCAAAGAGAGCTAGCCGAGATGCTAGATATATCCCAGGATATGGTATCTAAGATCGAATTACAAGCTAGAATGCCATCAGAACGCATCTGTAATAAGCTCGTAGATATTGCCAATAAATACGGGTTTAAGTTAACATTGCGTATCTTGAAAAGAGAGCTCAACAAACAATAGGTGAACAATATGGATTGGGGAATAAAAATCAGAAGATTAGACAACGGTCAGCAATATAATGGTTTTCTATTTCATTATGAGCAGGAAACTAATTTTGGTTTAGATGTACATGAGCATGTTTTTTCATTTGATGCCGAGACTCCGATGTCTAGTAATAATGAACGAGAAGCGTTGGCAAAATTATTATTAAGCATTATCGATTATTACCACTTAGAGCATCAAAAAATTCATCGTCCAGAAGAGAAGTTTATTAAGATTTCATTGGTCGATGGGGATCATTATTTTGATGAGATAATCACCGGGCATGATAATGTGGCATTGGGTGATCAAGTGAATTTTTCTTCTGTAACAACAATGGTCGATAATGAAGCTATAGGTAGTCAAATGAATTGTTCTGCTTTAAGTGAAGAAGACGTGGAATGGCAAAGCAAGCATAAACATGAGTAAAACATGGCGAAAGTGGCTGAGCGAAGCACCGACAGTGAAACAATAATGGACGGCAATAGATGATTCTTAATTTAAAGCATCTGTTATTTTAATATATCGACTGGTGTGTGGCCTAAAGCATCACCTATTGGACGCAATAGTTGAATCTCGACCCGAGGCATTGGGACGAGATCGTAGGTTCGAATCCTGTCTTTCGCCACCATAATCTTCTTGCAAAAGTTATTGGGAGTAGTAAAATTGTTTTGTTATCTGATCGTAGCGGATAATTAAGTAAACATATTGCTAATGTTATTAGAACCTTTTATTGGTGGCTCTTGGCTTGAGGCGTCCTTTGACATTAGCGGACACTACGAGCTGATAGCCAAAGCTACCAGTAAAAGGTTTTTTTTTACCTAAAATTTAATGAGGATAATATGAAAAATTATATATGGATAAGATTGGATTGCGGAGATTATACAGGAGGTGACATTACTCAAATATGTGCTACAAAAATTATTATTGAAAGACAAATTCATAACGGAATTAGATATATTTTTATTAAGCTTATAGGATTTGATGGCAAAGAATGGTTTGATATTAAAAATGATTTTATTGATGATTCTTCAGAAAAGTCTCCTATGATGGATAGCGATTGGGAAAATCCAATAAGCAATAATTATCTCTCTAAAACTTACAAAGAATATTCTATTTATCAAGATATTATTTGGGAAGCTATTAAGAAAAATGAATTTCTTGATTTAACTTCTCTTCATGAAAAATATCATGAAAAAAATCCAAATTTATACAAAGAAGTTTAATTATTTTTCTAATAAAATTAAAATCATGCGAATCAATCCATTTAAATTATACCACGGAGCATTTATTCCAAATTGGCTTTTATGTAAATCTGTTACTGAAGTATCTCAATCAGCAAAACTTTGTTATGCCAGATTAATGCAATATGCCGGTAAGAATGGTTATGCATTCCCGTCGTTAATTACTTTAGGAAAAGAAATTGGACTAAGTAAAAGACAAATGGTCGACATAGTAAAAGAATTAGAAATTTTAAATCTTATTGAAGTTGAAAAATATTTTGGCAAAAGCAGTAAATATTATTTTATAAAACATAAATGGATGACCGGTGTGGATTTCCACACCGGTGTGGAAGAAGGTACTGGTGTGGGAAAGGGTTCAAATAACATAGAAACCGGTGCGGTTAACTGCACTACCACCGGTGTGGTTGACCGCACCCTAATAGAATCAATAGAAGATAATCAAAAAAACTTAAAAGAATCATCTATGAATTTTTTTAAAGAATTTAAATCAATTTATCCCAAACGAGCTGGAACTCAGGGATGGGTTGATGCAGAGAAACAATGGCAAGCAAGAATCAAAGAAGGGATTGCAGCAAAAGAAATGATTGACGGAGCGGTAAGATATAAAAACTTTTGTTTAGAAACAGGAAAAATAAATACAGAAGGAATTATGATGGCTCAAAGATTTGTTGGGAAAGCCAAACATTTTAATGAATCATGGGAATTACCTATTAAAAATCAAGAGGTGAAAAATGAACCAATTAGTAGAAATAAACCAAAATCAGCAGCAACAAGAATCGCCGATGACTTCGAAGCAACTTATGCTGAAGCTAAAAGAAGAGGCCTTGTTTAGAAAATTTACAGTTATTTGGGGACAAAAATGGGCCAAATCTTTTGAAGAAGATCGTGTACTTAGAAGTGCTTATAAAGAATGGGAAGTGGTATTTGATCGCTTAAGCGATGAGCAAATTTTAAAAGCTATAGACAAATGTAAATTGTTGTATGAATTTCCTCCTTCTATTTCTGAATTTTTATGTGCTGGATTGGAAATCCCTTCTTTTTCTTCTGTTATGTATTCTGGCCAGCTACGAAACAATTTTTTTTCCTATGTTTTGTTTTATCATTACATATCTAGGCAGGAATTTTGTGAAGACAGTTATTTAGCAAAAAATGTTTATGAAGCAGCTAAAGAAGATTTTTTATTAGATCAAAATGATAAAATAAATTCTTATAAAGCAGACTTTATTGACGAACTGCAGGAAAGAGAAAGAAAAGAGCTCAAAGAAGGATGGAAAGAGATATTTATGGATCTTATGTGCAAAGAAGGCGATTGCGAGCATTTAACTGAAGAAGCTGCCGAACAATTATTAACAGAAAAATTAGAAAAGTATGGTGCAAGAGTTATTGAAAATGTTCTGAATAATATGACGCATGATCGAATTATAGATCCAATTTGGAGATTTAATTTTTTATTAAAAGAACATGAAAATAGAATTGTATTTATGAAACCAAAAAGCTCGCATTATTCAAATGAAAAATCAATATTTGATTATCCAACGCCAATTGTAACTGTTTAACAGGAGCCGAAACCTATGAGTTTTAAATGCCCAAAATGTAAGCAAGAATTATCAAGTAGTTGGTGCCCAGATTGCCATATAAAAATTGGAAAGAAAAAAGAGCAAGAGATATTCGATACTGGGATTTGTGAAAAATGTGGCAAACGTGGTCGGTTGGTAGCTCAACGTTACCTTCCTGGGGAGCGTAACGACAAAGTGTTGTGCTATTGGTGTTATCATGAATATGACAGAAGGAAGGGGTTTTATGTGTCAGAATCTTGGAGCAAACTTTCAAGAGATGAATTGCAAAAACAAATTGCTTCTCAAGAAGCTTTTCTTGTTCCATTATTTTATGGCGAGAAACCCAATATGCAAATTGAACAGACTTTGCATGATCGAAAATTGGGGATTAATCCAGTAATGCCCCCAGAATGGCAATAAACTAACGAGGTAATAAATGCATAATTGCATAAAACTTGATAAATGAGGCGGTTTAATGGGTATTTTTAATTATGGTTTTAAAATGTTAGGCAAACAAGAATTAAAAACAATGCCAGAATGCAAGCACGATTGGTTTATAACTTATACAGACAAACAATCTTCAAGCAGTAGAGGAAATGCAATGGAAGGACGTATTGCAGCCAAACGCGTTTGTATAGCTGCTGGTTGCAATAAACAACAGATAATTAGATTTTCAAAATGGGAAGACTTTGATGGTTAATTGCATAAAACTTTCCGTTTGGTATAATCCAATTTGGAAAGTTTATACACATTCATTATTATGTTATTGATAAATAAGTAAAAAACAATGAAAACCAGAGAACAAAAGAAAATCATAGATGAGCAAAAACGCAAAGCACTTCAGGAATTAGATGCTAGAATAGCTCTAATCCTTCGTAAAACGCTCCAGGAGCAACGTAAATAATGTGGCCTTATGCTTTGATGGGAGTAATTGTAATTGCCTCCTCGTGCGTTATAGGAGGTTTTATGGTGTGGTGTGCAAAATGGGTATTCTTTGATGAGATTGAAAAGCAGCGTAAAGAGCAAATTAACTCCAAGCGAACACCAGATTCAGAGCGCCTTTTTTTCACAGATCCGTATTGACCCATTCTTTAAGCCTTACCGTGGGCTTATCTTTGCCGTTCCTAATGCCGCTAAGCGTAGTTATGCATTGGCTGCCTACATGAGGGCAGATGGGCTAATGCCTGGTGTGGCTGATGTGTTTGTAGATGTGCCGCGTGGAGGTTGCCATGGACTGAGATTGGAGTTTAAGGCAGGCAAGAATAAACTTTCATCGGCTCAGGTTGAATTTAAGAGCGCTGAGGAGTCGATGGGGTATATGTGTATTGTTTGTTATTCCACAGAGTCGGCCGTAGCTTCAGTTAAATCATACCTAAACAAATAGATATAGGGTTACTAGGGTAGCATGTATTTAATTTACACAGAACGACGGTGCGGATGCTGCAGCAAGAAGAATCTTATTTTTTCTTATAGGTACTAAGTCTTTTTGCGTTTTCTAATTGCTTTTGGGTATTTTGTCTTTTTGGTTTATTTTTTGCAATTTCTCCGTAGGGCATAAATGGATATAAAGTGCATTCTTTTATGCCGCAATCTTCTTTTCCATCCTGATATCCGCAGCAACAAGAATAACAATGACCTAGAATAGCTTGATAATATGACAATTTTTGATTTTTGTAATGTTTTTCATATTCTTTTCTTCCGATTGCTGAAATCATTCCTGTTTCTAATAAAGTACTCATGTTTTTACCTCGTAAATTAATTATTTATTTTTTGTATTCTTCTGGTATTTCACCATAAATCAATTGTTTGTATATATTTGTTAAGCGTATTCCTTCTTTTGCAGATTCTTCGGCCCATTCTTTTAATCGCCGCTCTTCTTTTGTTATTTTTTTCATCAATCCAAATTTTCTTGAAAATTTTATAAAGCATCGTTTAGGATCTTTAGGGTATTTATTATCTAGCAATGCATGCACCAATTGCGACCAATTATGATGATGCGCAGAATCTTCTAACTCATATCTTCTCCGTGCATAATAATCATCAGTAAATTTATATTTCATAGTGTCAAAATCAAAAGCATTAAATTCAAGGGCTCTAGCATCTGTGTCAAAATCTAGTTTATTTGGGCTGTTATTCATTGTTTTTTCTCCTTCCATTCTCCGCACCAATGATCATTACATACCCTTGGAGTTCTAGCTGCATCTAAGGGGTCACGCATTGGATCGTAATATGGAGCAGGAGGGTATCTATGACAAAATACCATCCTGCAATTGAGATCAGATGAAAATCTACAATTTATACATATTTTTTCTTCGTTATTCATTGTTTTTGCTCCAACTAGTACAACCAAAGTTTTTTGGGTTTAAAATTTTAAGATGTGAATATGGCGCATCGGTTTCAGATGATAATATATGGCATAAGAAATTATTTTCTTCTCCGGATAGCCATTTACAAGTATCACAAACCATAACGGTTCTAGCGTAATCCAATGCTTCATCCCAAATAACGCATTTTGGGCAATATTGGTCTAAGCCATTTTCCATATAAAGTAATTCGGTTTTACATTTGGGGCATATGTTTTTGGTCATGGCTTAACCTATATTTTTATTAAATCAGTTGGCTCAAAATTAAATTCATTTAGCGTTGTTCCATCAGTGTACTCAACTGGATAGTCGAATTTAACTATAATTCCTAGCCTAATATTTTTGTGGTTTTTAATTACGATTCCAGTTTCATTACCTATAAAATAGCTAAAGTCTTGCCAGATTGTTATTACCTTTACTTTTGTCCCAACCGGAAACATCCTGCGGTTATTTTCTAATGTTTTGTTTTTTGTTTTTATGCGTTTTATTACATCGCCAAGGCTTTGGAGTTTTTTAATCATGATTTAACTTTAGCCCATTGGATAATTTTATTAGTTCTTGTTGTAAAAAAGATATTTCTGATAGCAATAATTCAATTACTTCTTTTTTTGAGGAACCGAAACATTTAATATTCCCAATATCCAAAAGTGCTTCGTACGAGTCATATTTGTTTCTACGATCATTGTAAAAATCTATTTCTAATGGATACTCCGAAGAGTTTGCAGTGTAACCATTCACAATTTAACCTCTCTTTGTGACTTTTCTTCGTCAGGCACAAATTGTGCCGCTCTTACAATATCCCTAATCTGATGAGTTTTTTTAGATGTAGAGGTATTGCTAAAAAACAAATACTTACCCGTAACAAGTCCTTTGATAAGTATGGCGGCAGCATAGATTATGCCAAGCATCAAGATACCCAGAACTATGTTACCTACGACTTTCTTTGTTCCCCGATGTGTACATAGTATGGGATCAGCTGCAGCTATTGCCTTGCTGATTGTCTCTTGTGTTTGGCGCCACGCTTGAATGGTTTTAGCTTGCAACATGCTAAAATCACGCAAGGCGCTCTCTATACTGGCCGCCAATTCGTTTGTTGCTCTATAAGCATCTAATTGATCTCTATGGTACAGATCAGCTGCAATGTCTCCTAGCTGTCTAATGCCATCCTTAACAATAGCAAAACTATAGTCGAACTCGCTAACATGTTGTTCTGACTGATGCAAGCACGCGGTTGCGCTATAGACATCGGCTGGGCTCAAGAAACTTTGACGCACGATATTTGGATTATGGATTACGCCAAGCGCCATTAGTATGTGCGTAGTAAAATGTGCGCAGTTGTTAGACATTAGCGAATAATCTTGCTTTAGTTCTTCCTGATTAATGTGCCCTACAAAGTCGTAGAGTTCTACAGGAATAGCCGGGAGTTTTACTCTTAGGCAGTCTTTGCCATAAGTAGCCAGTTCTGCATGGAACAACTGCACGTAGTCCATGGAGCGGTTGTGCGCTATGTCTTTGAGTGCCTGTTCCCTAAAGTTAGTTGAGAAATAATAGCCGCGCTCTGGTAAGTCAGCGTCCCATAACCTCAATGCGATGTGGCCTGGCGTAAATGTCCAATATAGAAGCTCGGCTGAAATGGTCATTTGATTATTCCTTAAAAATTACAACACATTGCATTACATTACTCTACAAAGCATTGCATGACATAGCTTTGCTCCGCAGCGATTCATTTTATATTTTCTCGTAAATTCCCCATTCGGTTCTTTTTATTTTTTTTGATTTATTTAATTTATAAAGCGCATTGCCTAACGCTGCTCTATTTACAATTTTATTATATAGCCTATATAATCCGACTTGTATTTCATTTATTGAAAGTGTTTTTCTTGATTCAAATAAATTTAGAATAAGGTCAGTAGTCCGGTAGTGTTTTATTTTATCTAGGCGTCCTCTTATCTTTTTTGGTAAATCATCGATATTGTATAAATCAAAAATATTTTTTTCTTCTGACATAATTAAACCCTCTTAAAATGCTTGATTGGGCGTTCTAGTTTAACAAAATGGTTCTTTTTTATTTTCTTCTTCTTGCGCTCATAAGTGCGATAATCCACGTATGCGGCAAGGGGTATAAAAACCATAATTGCCATTGGTATTGACCAGCCTAATGCAACCATAAATTTCTCCTTTTATTTTAAAAGAAAACTCACAATTGCATACGTTGTTAAGAACCCTATTATAAATGCTAATTCATGTTCTATTGTATACAACATCGACACAACTTGCTCTAATTCAGCCATATACACCCCCATATTAAAGCGATTAAACACACAACCTCAAATCCCCAAAAACACAGCTCCATTATATCCATTTTATTATTCCTCTGTTATCCTATTTGATTAACTGTAGCTACATAAAGAATCATTACTGCGATGAATGTAAACATGTTATTTACCTCTTTCATGTAATTTTAAAAAATCAATTTCTTTTTTATATTTTTGGATTAAAAAATCTATCCTTTTTATATACTTTAAATCTGTTTTAATTATTCGAAAAAATACAATACAAACTACTACTTGTAAGAATATAGTTATAGCAACTGTCCAGAGCATTATCGCGTCCTCCACTTCTCAAAAGATTGTTTGCGGTCTCTATCCCAATCGTGTTGTTGCTCACGCTCCCAATCAGAGCGGTACTGCTCTTTGGGTATATCTTCCTCACTACAATCGATGCCATAAAACTTTTCTATTTGTGTGTTCATGTGCTCGACCATTTTTAGGATGTTGGGATTATTCGTCATCGTCTTCGCCTCCATGTTCGGTTAGTAATTCTAGGTAGTTTTGGCGCAGTTTCTCTTGTTTTTCTTTTTTGATCTTGTTCCAAATCTCTTTACGATGTACGGTTGTTGTTTTAGGTGCAGCAATACCTAATCTAACTTGCCCTCTGGCAATTCCTAGAATCATAATTTCAATATCATCACCAATGATGATACTTTGTGAAGTGTCCCTCGAAAGTATTAGCATAAATTTCTCCTAATTTAATTGTGATTGTAAAAATGAAATTACTTTGATCTTCATAGCATCTTCTGATAGCTGATTGTGGTCTGAGGATATAACGCGTACCTCGTGACCAAAATCATCTGCTCCTATAGCGTCTACCTTCTCGATGTCTAGGTAGCCAACATTTTTTTTATTGGCACAAAAGATTTCGAGTTTCTTGCTGAGCTCATCCAAAGAGATACTAGCTTGCTGCAGAAGATGCGTGTTTAGTGTGACTTTTATTGATAAGTATTTTTTGCGTAAGTGTGTCATGTTTTTATCTCCTTATTTGATTAAGAAAATTCTCTTTTGTTTTTCTACATAAAAACCTTCTAGGTCAAGTCCGCTTTCTTTTAGCTTCTTTTGATCTAATGATTTTGTAGTAGAAACTTTCCAGGTTGCTAGTGTGAGACCTTCTTTATTTTTTAGTTCTTCATTGCATCCCATGAAAATTTTTATGTCTTCTTGCAAGACTTTTTCTTGTTCTTCATACATGGCTATTTTTCTTTTTATATCTCGCAAAGACTCTAGCTTTAGTTCTATATCTCTAGTAGCTATTACTCGGTCGTAATTGCTGATATCTGTGGTAATAACTTTTAAGATGGGTTGTGCTTTCATTTTATTTACTCCATGTATTTAATAGATTGTTGATTTTTGTTGCTGTTTCAATATGTTTTGCTGCAAGAATTAGCGAATCTGCTTTAATACAATCAGTTGCAAACTCTAATTCTTTTATATATTTTTCTTTTAATTGAATTTGATTAACGACTTCCTTTTCAAATAAAAGCAATTTTTCTTCTGGATTTAATTCATTGTTATATTTATTTACAAAATTTATCCAATGATCATTAAAAATAATTGTACTTTCTCTACAGCCATTTTCTAAAAAAGTGTATTCTGTGGCAATTAAAGATCCTTTATCATTTAGTGTGTAAGAATATTCAGTATCGGCGTGTGTGAAGTGGTTTTCTGTGAATTCTGCATTTTCATTTGCTCTAAAAAATCTTTCAGCATATCCGCCGCGTCTATTTTTTTCCATATGCATATTGTAAAAATACTCTGCTACACCTGCTGGATATCCATCATGATGGATGTAAAAGGTAATATCTTTTTTCATCCAGCAGTTTAAAAATTGATAGGTTGCTCTTGTACTCATGTTTTAGTTCCTCTATTATTTTGATTCCGTAGTTTCTAAAAGCGTAGTGCTCTCATCTTCATCGAAAGCTTGCTCAGCCGTAAGACCTCTTTGCTCTAGCTCTTCACTATCGTATGATGCCACCCATCCTTCTTGGGTATCGATGGCTCCAGTATGGACGTGGGTGAAAAGTTTTTGTGTAAGTGTGTTCATGTTTAGTTCCTCTATCTGTTGTTTCATACCTATAAATATAGGCTCTTTTGATGATAGTTAATAAACGATATTAGCTATCATGTGTCTTATTATACTACAAAGAATAAGAAATGCAACAATAAAAAACAAATATTTTTACATGCCAAATAATTAGTACTTTACTAAATAAATAATTTAACAATAAAAGGATTGCAAACTATTTTGGGCATAATTATAATTACGATGTTTTGTTTACTCGATTTGTTCTAGGGGCTTCTTTTCGGCTTTGTTTTCTTTCGGGGCGGCATCTCAACCTTCTATCATAATTACTATGGGGGGTAGGGGGGCTTACTTGTTTTGCTTTGATTCTTCACTTCGAAGCGGCATCTCTTAAAAACAACACAGATATACTATTATACTATGAGTAGAGGTTTAAAAAGATCTTCTTTTTACAAATATGGCACTCAACAGGGTAAGTGTGAGGTTATCTTTGGCAAACCAATAAAGTGGAAAAAAAGAAAAAAAATTGTTGAAAAGATAAAACAACAAGAACAATCTAAAAATCCCCGTGTAAAAGGTGAGCCAATCATATTTTATGGCATGAATAACGTTTAAATTGTACAATATTTGTGCAATATTTTATATTTTGTGCGATTTGCGTTTTTTACTTTGATGGCAAAGTGATGTACATAATGTTGTACATGTTTTTGTAATAATGGTGTACCTGAAGGTGTACGTTTAACTGTACACAATAAAATATTTGCTTTAGAATCGCGCCTATGACAAATAAAACCTTCACACCTGAAGAAAAGCTTATAATCTGCGAGACTTTTGCCGCTCTGGCTGAGGATGTCGATACATACAAGTCGCTCATTCCAATAGTGAAAAAATGTGGGGAAGCTGTAGGTAAAACTGTGGCATACTATACGATACGCGAGCAGTGGCTAAAAGAAGATCAAGAGCTAGGTGCGCTTATCATGTCAGGTTTACTTGCCCGTGCTGAGGCTTATGTAGAGAAGGCCGAGAAGGAAATGGAAGCGCTAGAGACTAAAGCTAGCACCTACTATGATATGTGGGTATCAAGTGGTGGACAGTGTAGAGAGATGATGACCGCTGTAAATGTGGCGCGGTTTCGCATAGAAAGATATGAGCGCTTAACTAGTTTGC